GGACTATCGTGAAGCAAATCGTATACTGTATATATTTTGGGAGGCTTGCAAGGCTGACAAAAGAAGTTTTGGTATGACATATCTTAAGATAAGACGTTCAGGGTTTTCGTTTATGTCATCATCTGAGTGTGTTAATACAGGAACGCTTGCAAAGGATGCTAGGGTTGGCATATTATCTAAAACAGGTTCGGATGCTAAGAAGATGTTTACTGATAAGGTTGTTCCTATAAATAGTAGGCTACCTTTCTTTTTCAAGCCTATTATGGATGGTATGGATAAGCCGAAGACAGAGCTTGCATTCCGTATCCCGGCAGCAAAAATTACAAAGAAAAATATGTACGACACAAGCGATGATGAGTTGTTTGGGTTGGACACCACAATAGATTGGAAGAACACGGATGATAACAGCTATGATGGTGAGAAGTTATTATTGCTAGTACACGATGAGAGTGGGAAGTGGATAAAGCCAAATAATATTCTAAACAATTGGCGAGTAACTAAAACCTGTTTGCGACTAGGTAGTAAGATTATAGGTAAGTGTATGATGGGTTCTACATCTAATGCACTTAACAAGGGTGGTGATAATTTTAAAAAGCTATATAATGACTCTAATGTTTTAAATCGTAATTCAAACGGTCAGACTAAGAGTGGTATGTATTCACTTTTCATCCCAATGGAATGGAATATGGAAGGATTCATAGATAGGTTTGGGATGCCTGTTTTTAGAAAGCCTGCTAAGTCTGTGCTAGGTGTAGATAATGAAATGATATCTCAGGGTGCAGTAGACTATTGGGAGAATGAAGTATCTTCATTGAAGAACGATGCAGATGCACTCAATGAATTTTATCGTCAGTTTCCACGAACAGAGTCACACGCATTCAGAGATGAAAGTAAACAATCAATATTTAACTTAACTAAGATATATCAGCAGATAGATTATAACGATGCATTAATAAAAGAGCATCATATAACACGAGGTAGTTTCCATTGGAAGAATGGGGTTAAGGATAGTGAGGTTGTGTTTAGTCCTGACAAGCGTGGTAGGTTCAATGTAAGTTGGACACCTAACAAGAACTTACAAAATAGAGTCATTGATAGAAACGGAATTAAGTATCCCGGCAATGACCATATAGGTGCGTTTGGTTGTGACTCATATGATATATCAGGTACTGTAGGTGGGGGCGGTTCTAATGGAGCATTGCACGGAGTAACTACATTTAATATGGATGAAGCACCGAGTAATGAGTTTTTCTTGGAGTATGTAGCTAGACCACAGACAGCAGAGATATTCTTTGAAGAGGTGTTGATGGCTTGCGTATTTTATGGTATGCCAATACTTATAGAGAATAATAAGCCAAGGTTGCTGTATCATTTTAAGAACAGAGGATACAGAGGATTCTGTACAAACAGACCTGACAAGTCATACAATAAGTTATCAAAAACAGAAAAAGAATTAGGTGGCATACCTAATAGTAGTGAAGATGTTAAGCAGGCACACGCAGCAGCTATTGAGTCATATATAGAGAAGTATGTAGGGTTTGATGTAGAGGGTACATATAGAGACTCGGAAGACATAGGCTCTATGCCATTTACTAGAACGCTTGAAGATTGGGCAAAGTTCGATATAACCAATAGAACAAAGTTTGATGCTTCGATAAGTTCAGGGTTAGCAATTATGGCTACACAAAAGCATTTGTATGTGTCGGAGAAAAAACAATCAAAAATAAAGATTAACTTTGCAAAGTATAGCAATAACGGAAATATTAGCGAAATTATTAGATGAACGATGTTAAAATAAACATATCATCTACAGGATTCCCTAGTCAATTTGTATCAGATGCTGAGAAGGCTACTGATGAATTTGGTTTACAGATTGGACAAGCAATTCAATATGAATGGTTCAAGAAGGACGGGAGACAATGTAGATTTTACAGCCAATGGGGAGAATTTCACAGATTAAAACTATATGCTCGAGGAGAGCAATCTGTAGGAAAATATAAAAATGAGTTAGCCGTAGATGGTGATTTATCATACTTAAACCTAGATTGGACACCTGTTCCTATATTACCAAAGTTCGTTGACATCGTTGTTAACGGAATGTCTGATAGATTATTCAAAGTTAAAGCATATTCTCAAGATGCTTTATCTCAGTCAAGAAGAAGTAGATTTCAACAATTGCTTGAAGGAGAAATTGCGGCAAAACCTATATTAGAAAATATACAAGAACAGACAGGGATAAATCCATTTAGTATGAATCCTCAAGAAATGCCTAGTTCTGACGAAGAATTATCATTATATATGCAGCTTAATTATAAGCCTGCAATTGAAATAGCAGAAGAGACTGCTATTGAAACAATGTTCGACGAAAACCATTACGATGATATTCGTAAGAGAATTGATTATGACTTAACTGTATTAGGGATTGGTGTAGCTAAGACAGAATTTTTGCCGGGTGCAGGCGTAAAGGTTGAGTATGTTGACCCCGCTAATATTGTGTATAGCTACACAGAAGATCCTAACTTTAAGGATTGTTTCTATTGGGGTGAAATTAAAACAGTTCCTATTATTGAGCTAAAGAAAATAGATCCTACATTAACAAATGCAGACTTAGAAGAAATATCTAAATATGGGCAGTCTTGGTATGATTACTACAACGTAGCTCAGTATTATGATAATGATATATTTTATAGAGACACTACCACTTTAATGTACTTTAATTATAAGACAACTAAAAAGGTCGTATATAAGAAAAAGATAAAAGATAGTGGAGCTATATCAATGGTAGAAAAAGATGACCAATTCAATCCACCCGAAGAGATGATGGAGGAAGGGTCATTTGAAAAAGTAGAAAAAACCATTGATGTGTGGTATAACGGTGTTATGGTTATGGGTACTAATATAATACTCAAGTGGGAGATGGCTGAGAATATGGTAAGACCAAAGTCTGCTACACAGCACGCACTTCCTAACTACGTTGCTACAGCACCAAGAATGTATAAAGGTGTTATTGAGTCTTTAGTAAGACGTATGATACCATTTGCTGATTTGATTCAGATTACTCATTTAAAACTACAGCAAGTTATTGCTAAGGTTGTACCTGATGGTGTGTTTATTGATGCCGATGGATTAAATGAAGTAGACCTAGGTACAGGAGCAGCATACAATCCTGAAGATGCATTAAGACTATATTTCCAAACAGGTAGTGTTATTGGTAGAAGTTATACAGGCGATGGTGAATTTAACAACGCAAGAGTACCAATACAGCAGCTAACATCTAACTCAGGTGCATCTAAAACTCAAATGCTTATTAGTAATTATAATCATTATCTAAACCAAATCAGAAATGTAACAGGTCTTAATGAAGCTAGAGATGGTAGCATGCCTGATCCTGATTCTTTAGTTGGATTGCAGAAACTAGCAGCAGCTAATTCAAATACAGCAACTAGGCACATATTGGATGGAAGTCTTTATATGTATAGATCATTATCTGAAAGTTTATCATATAGGGTTAGTGATGTATTACAGTATTCTGATTTTAAAGATGAGTTTATCAATAAGATAGGCAAATACAATGTAGCCATATTAAATGATATAAATGATTTATATTTATATGACTTTGGGATTTTTATTGAGGTTTCTCCTGATGAGGAGCAAAAAGCAATGCTTGAACAAAACATTCAGGTGGCATTGTCAAAAGGAGGTATAGATCTTGAAGATGCAATTGATATTCGTGAGATTAGAAATATTAAGTTAGCTAATCAGTTACTAAAAGTAAAACGTAAGGCTAAACAAGAGAGAGAGGAAAAAATGAAGATGCAGGCTCAGGCTATTCAGGCTCAGCAGCAAATGCAATCTCAGCAGATGGCTGCTCAAGCATCTATGCAGAAACTTCAAGCAGAAACGCAATCTACAATGCAGATTAAGCAGGCAGAAATAGCATTTGATATTGAAAAGATGAAAAATGAAGCAATGCTTAAATCTCAATTAATGGATAAAGAGTTTAGCTTAAATATGCAGATTAGAGGTATGGAATCACAACAGCTTCAAAGTAGAGAAGATAATAGAGAAAAAGCTAAGTCAGATAGGATTAGCCAACAAAATACTGAGCAATCAAAATTAATAAATCAAAGAAAAAATAATTTACCACCTATGAACTTTGAATCTAACGAGGATAGTCTAGATGGATTTGACTTAGCTGAGTTTGATCCTAGGTAAAAAACATAATTATTTTTTGTTTAATTTTGCATAAAATCAAATCAAATGGAAATTAAAGTAAAAGAAGTAGGTGTTGTTGAGGAAAAGTCTGTACAACAAGTTGAACAGGAGCTACTCGAAAAGCACGAAGAAAAGTTAAGTGGAGAGGTTGAATCTGAAGAAACAACTGAGGTTGTTGCTCAAAAAGAAACCGAAGAAGAAGAAGATACAGCTCAACCCTCAGAGTTAAACGAGGAAAGTGTTCTTTCATTTATTAAGGATAAGTACGGAAGAGAAATTAATTCTCTTGATGAGATTACAGCAGCTCAGGAATCTGAAGAGATGCCTGAAGATGTTGCAGCTTATTATAAGTACAAAAAAGAAACAGGGAGAGGAATTGATGACTTTGTTAAGTTAAGTAAAGACTTTGATGAATTAACCCCTGATATATTGCTACGAGAATATCTTAGTGCAACTGAAGAAGGATTAGACTCTGAAGACATTGATATGCTAATGGACGAGTACTCATATGATGAGGATCTAGATGATGATGCTGACATTAAGAAAATCAAAATAGCAAGGAAAAAGACTATTGCTAAAGCCAAGAAGTATTTTAATGAGCAGAAGGAAAAGTACAGAGTTCCCCTTGAGTCAAGTGGGAGTTCTATTTCTGAAAGCGACTCAAAAGATCTTGAGGCATATAAACAATATATAGAGTCATCAAAGACTTACGAAGAAGAGTTACGAAGAAAGCATGATTGGTTTATTAAAAAAACTAATGATGTATTCGGAAGTGAGTTCAAAGGTTTTGAGTTCACGCTTGACGATAAAAAAGTAACTTATTCTCCGGGTGACGCTACTGAACTAAAGAAAGCTCAATCTGACACATCAACTTTTTTAAAAAAGTTTTTGAATGAAGATGGACTTGTTGAGGATGCAGTAGGATACCACAAGGCTTTGTCTATTGCAATGAATCCTGAAAAGTTTGCCAAGTTCTTTTATGAGCAAGGCAAAGCAGAGGCTACTGACGATGTAATGCGTAAGACGAAAAACATTAATATGTCTGAACGCAGAACACCTGAAGTAACTTCTAAAGGCGGGATGCAAATTAAATCTCTCGGCAGCGACTCGGGAAGAGGTTTAAAAATTAGAAGTAAAAAATAAGTTTAAAAATTAAAAAAGAAAAATTATGGCAGGAAGTGTCCAAACAACACCGGGTTTTGATTTGCAGCCAAGTGCTGAGCAAATAGCCCTTTCAACAAATTATATTACCAACTTTGATTTCTTGAATCAGTATCTACCTGATACTTATGAGAAAGAATTTGAAAGATATGGTAATCGTACAGTATCTTCATTCCTTAGAATGGTAGGTGCTGAGATGCCTTCTAACTCTGACCTTATCAAATGGGCTGAGCAAGGAAGACTTCACACTAAGTATACCGCATTAACTACAGCTACAGTAGATGGTCAAAATCAATCTACTTTTGTAGTTGGGGATGCAGGTGTTACAAACATAGCAATCAGAGCAGGTCAAACAGTTATGCTTAGCGATGGTACTACTACAGCTAAAGCAGTAGTTACAACAATGCCTGATCCTGTGCTTTTAACTTTCACAGTAGCTTACTACGAAGCAGCAGGTCAGCCTGTAGGATTTAATGCAGCAGCAGCTATCGAAGTATTTGTTTACGGTTCTGAATTTAAAAAAGGAACTAACGGAATGGTAGGTTCTTTAGAAGCTGAAGATTCTATCTTCGAAAACAAGCCAATTATCCTTAAAGATAAGTATGCAGTATCAGGTTCTGATATGGCTCAAATCGGATGGGTAGAGGTTACTACTGAAAATGGTGCTACAGGATACCTATGGTACTTGAAGTCAGAGCACGAAACTCGTTTACGTTTTGATGACTATCTAGAAACTGCAATGATTGAAGCTGTTCCTGCTGAGCAAGGTTCAGGTGCTGATGCCGAATTAGGTAATGGTGCTGCTGCCGGTGCAACAGGTGCAGGGTCTGAAGGTATTTTCTACACGGTAGAAGGAAGAGGAAACGTATGGGCAGGTGGTAATCCTGCTGCATTAGCTGACTTTGACAATATCATCAGACGATTAGATAAGCAAGGTTCTATTGAAGAGAATGTTATTTTCTTGAACAGAGAATTTGGTTTTGATATTGACGATATGTTAGCAGCTCAAAACTCTTACGGTGCAGGTGGTACGTCTTACGGACTATTTGACAACGATAAGGATATGGCTCTTAACTTAGGTTTCACAGGATTCCGTAGAGGTTACGATTTCTACAAAACTGATTGGAAATACCTAAACGACCCAACTATGCGAGGTGGTCTTACAGGAACAGGTTCAGTTAACGGATTATTAGTACCTGCGGGTTCTACTACTGTTTATGACCAAGTTCTTGGAAAGAACGCTAAGCGACCTTTCTTACACGTACGTTACCGAGCTTCAGAAACTGAAGATAGACGTTACAAAACGTGGATTACAGGTTCAGCAGGTGGTGCAATGAACAGCGACCTTGATGCAATGGAAGTACACTTCCTTTCTGAAAGAGCTGTATGTACACTAGGTGCAAACAACTTCTTTATCTTTAAAGATTAAGAACAACTAATATCACAAGGGGTGTGAAATATCACCCCTTTTTTTAAAAATTATAAATTAAATCAAATGAAAAATAAAAAAATATCTGTAGCTAAAACCTACAGATTAACATCAGAAAAAGCTCCCTTGTCATTTATGATACCGACAAAAACTTCTAGGAGCTATTCATTGCTTTACTTCGATGAAGAAAAGAATGAAAACAGACCACTTAGATATGCTAGAAATCAAAAATCCCCATTTGAGGATGAGCAAGATGGTAATCTTATTTTAGAGCCAATTGTTTTTGAAGATGGATTCTTGCACGTTCCTAAAAACAACCCTGTGCTTCAGGAATTTTTACATTATCATCCTATGAATGGAAGTAGATTTGTAGAGGTTGATGAAGCTAAAGATGCAGAAGAAGAGGTTGAAATATTAAACTTAGAGGTAGATGCACTTGTTGAGGCAAGTAAAATGTCTATAGAGCAAATAGAAACAATGTCTCGTGTATTGTTTGGTAGAGATACATCTAAGATATCTACTGCTGAACTAAAAAGAGATATATTGATTTTTGCTAAAAGCAATCCAAGTGATTTTTTAGAAGCGATTAATGATCCAACAATGAAAGTTCAAGGTACGGTACAACTGTTCTTTGATAAAGGGCTATTAACCTTTAGAAGAAACAAAAAGGAGATATGGTTTAATACACCATCTAACAAAACAAGAATGCTTGTTGTGCCATTCAATGAAGACCCATTGTATTTAGCAACATCATACTTGCAGAGTGATGAAGGAATTGACTCACTAAAAATGCTTGAGAACCTTGTAGAAGGATAATCAGTATTTGAATAAATTAAAGATACCCATATTGCAAAATATGGGTATTTTTTTTTGATTATCTTTGTAGGCAAGAAAACATACTTATGAAATTTTTAAAAATATACAGTAACAAAGAAATTGCTAGTGGAACAAGCTCTACTAACAACACAACATTAACTGATGCAGGTGCTACGTTCACTTCTACGGTTAATGTAGGCGATGTTGTACAATCTACAGTAGGTACTTCATCAGGTACAATAGTTAGTATCAATAGCGATACGGTATTAACTCTTTCTAGAAACATAGGAACAATTGGTGCTTACAAGATTTATAGTGCCACTCAGTTTGTAAATCCAAGAATGGTTATTCTTGATAAAATGATAGCATTGAATACATCTTATAGTAAAAGAGCAGATATCGTTTATGCTCCTGATAGAAATGCAGATAACATTAAATTAACCCTAACAAATGGAGCTGTAGACTCAGGACTTGAGATGAGCTTAAATGCATATATGTTAGATGCATTAAAATCAACAATAAAGCCTAGCAATTTTGTTGAGGTAAAATTGCCTGTAGTTTCAACAGCAAATGGAGCACTTGCAGTAATTTCAGTAACACCCGTAAATTAATAAAAAAATAAGATTATGAGTTTTTTAAAAATATATAAAAGTAAAATAACAGCTTCAGGTACAGGACAATCTAGTTCTACTACTTGGACAGATGCTTCGGCATCATTTACAACAACAACAAAAGCTGACGATTTGTTTGTAGTTGCAGGGACTAACTTTACTGTTGTTTCCGTTGATAGCGATACAACCTTAACTCTCTCAGGAAGTCCCGGAATACCTTCTCCTACTGCTTATGAAATATTTTCAGAAGGTCAAGGAGATACATATTCTTTGTTAAATGCATCTAAATATTTATTTGTATATCAAGCAAACACAGGTGGAGGAGAGATTAGATTTATATATTCTGATGATGTTAATTCAGGATACCTTAATATAAATACTAACCTAACTTCTGATGCAGATGCTGAATCGTACATACAATCTATTAACGATGCAATTGGCAGCCTTTCAAATGGTGTGGTTATAGGACCAACAAATGTTGTTACTGTTGAAGCACCTGCGGGAGCAATCATTACAGGTTTTAGTTTTAACTAAATAATTTTTGATTGGGGTTACCCCGGTCGATATAGAAGAGTCCGATTTTTCATCGGACTCTTTTTTTTTGTTATCTTTGTACAAAAGTTTATTATGATAAACTCAGTAAGAAATACAGTCTTTTCGGTTCTTAACAAGAACAACTATGGATATATATCTCCACAGGATTTTAATCTGTTTGCTAAGCAAGCACAGCTAGAAATCTTTGAGAATTACTTTAGTGATTACAATACGGCTATAAATAAAGAGAACGCTAGAATATCAGGTTCTGAGTATGCTGATATGACAAAAGGTATTGAGGAGTCTATAGATACATTCTCGACAATAAGAAACTTTGACCAAAAAGCATTTAATAGATACTTCACCCCATCTCAATTAACTACAGGAGATGATTACTATTTATTAAATAAAGTATTGGCATATACTACGTTTGTGAAGAGTGGTATTAGTGGAATTAGTCCACAGCCATTTACGATGAGAGATAATGGGTTTGCAGGCGTTGTTGCTGTTGGGGATATTCTAGTTAACCTAGAATCGTTAGAGCAAACAATAATTACAAATGTTTCTAATGAAATATTAAACTTAGAGGATAATATATTCCCTCCTCCTTCTTCAGGTATTGATTACTCAATATTCAAGCCTGAGAACTATGAGGTAGAAAAGGTAACAAATAGCAAGATTAGTATGTTAGCTAACTCATTGCTTACTGCACCTAGCAAGATGTTCCCTGCGTATTCTTTAAATACTGATTCGGTAACAGTATTGCCAAAAACAATAAACAATCCCGGACAAATATTTAGTCAGTATATTAGATACCCTAAAGATCCTAAGTGGACATATAGTACACTTGCAGGAGGACAGCCTGTATTTGACCAATCACAATCAGATTACCAAGACTTTGAGTTGCCAATTGATGATGAGGTAAATTTAGTAATTAAGATACTTCAATACTCAGGTATACAGATAAGAGAGGACAAAATAGTTCAGTTTGCTAATATAGAGGAACAAAAAGATAATCAAGAATAATGGCATATATATCACAGTATCAATATTATGAAAATGGGGGAGCAGCTCCTGAAGATGCGAATTGGGGTTCATACCAATATGTCAGCTTATATGATATAGTCAACAACTTTATGTTGATGTATTCAGGAAACCACTCACTTGTAAATAACGAGGAAAGATTTAAGGTATTGTTTCACGCAAAGCGAGCAATACAAGAACTTAATTACGATGCGTTTAAAGAGCTTAAAGTATTGGAGTTGAATGTGAATGACTCTTTACGATACATATTGCCTTCAGACTACGTTAATTGGGTTAGAGTGAATATATACAAGGATGGTTTACTTAGACCACTAACTGAGAATATTCAGATAAACTCTTCTCTTGCATATTTACAAGACAATAATAATAGAATATTATTTGATTCTGATGGTAATGCATTATCGCCACAGTTTTCTCAGATTGATTTAGATAGAATTACAAACCAAAAGAAAAGTATATACCTTAATCAGGGAAGTCAATTTGATGGAATGGAAGGATACTATTACGAAGGTAATTGGTATTTTGATTATGCTATCGGTGCACGATATGGTTTGAATACAGAAACAGCAAATATAAATCCTACATTTAAGATAGATAAGGCAGCAGGTGTTATAAACTTTAGCTCAGGTATGAGTGGAGAGCTTTGTATACTTGAGTATGTATCTGACGGTATGGAAGGTGGAGATGACTCTAAGATTAGTGTAAATAAATTATTTGAAGATTATGTATATGCACATATCGAATACGCAATATTAAATAGTAAACTTAATGTGCAGGAATACGTTGTACGAAGAGCACAGAAGAGAAAAACTGCTTTATTGAGAAACGCTAAGATAAGAATAAGTAACATCCACCCGGGTCGATTGTTAATGAATCTAAGAGGTCAAGATAAGTGGATAAAATAATATGGCGAATATTACAAGAAACTTCATAAAAGGTAAGATGAATAAGTCGGTCGATGAGCGACTTATACCTAATGGTGAATATATAGATGCGATAAATGTTAGGATGGGATCTACTGAAAATTCAGAGATCGGCGTAATAGAAAACACTAAAGGTAACTTATCTTTAACCGCAATACAATATAAAGGCACACCTTTAAGTACAGATGCTAGATGTATTGGTGCATATGAGGATGGAGCTAATGAAACAATATATTGGTTTATTCACGATAGTGGCTATCCTGTATCTATTGAAGCACCACTTGGTATAATTGATTTAATAGTATCATATAATACTTTAACAAATCAAATAGTATATCATCTTATTAGTGTAAATAGGGATGACACTAAAACTACATTGAACTTCAATTCTGATTACCTTATAACAGGTGTAGATTTAGTAGAAGATTTATTATTTTTTACAGATAACATAAATCCACCAAGATTTATTAATGTAAAAAGAAACTACCCTGACCCTGCGTTATTTACTGTAATTTTTACAAAGGCTTATGATTACAACGTGCAGCCTCAGATATTAGAGGAAGAACTACAGGTTATTAAAAAACCACCGTTGTTTTCTCCTTCGGTTGAATTACGAAAAGTAACTTCCAATGAAACCTACTTAGAAGACAGATATATATGCTTTGGGTACAGGTATAGATATGCTGACAATGACTATTCAGCAACATCGCCATTTTCTGCACCTGCTTTTTATCCTGAAACATTTAGGTATGATATAGACACTAGCCTAAACGAGGGAATGACAAACAGGTATAATTCAGCTAGTGTAACAATAAACACAGGCGGACCTTTAGTTACAGGTATTGACTTATTATTTAAAGATGCTCAAGATAGCACCATAAAAGTAATAGATAAATTAAATAAATCTGATTTAGGTTTACCTGACAATTCTGACTATAACTTTACGTTTGATAACAGTAATATATTTACTATACTTCAGGATTCTGAGATATTAAGACTTTATGATAATGTACCTAGGTTTGCTTTAGGGCAAACAATGATGGGTAATAGGCTTATATATGGAAATTATATAGATGGATATAACCTTATTAGAGGATTAAATCCAACTAGAATTGAGTACTTTGTAGATTTAATTAGTGAAGAAAACACACTTATTGAAGCTGAAGAAACTATTTCTGATGCAGAATATCCACTAGGGCTTACTACTATAACAGACGGATTGGTTACTTTTGATTTTACTAATGTGCCTGATTCAGATTTAGTTCAAGGGGCTAATATTATTTTTGATTTTTCTTTAATCCATAGTCAGTTTTTTCCTAATCCTCAAGATCCATTATACCCACCTGCACTTGATTCAAGCCAAGAAACCCCCATATTCGATTTAATACATACTTTTACTCTACCAAGAAATTATAATAACATTTATGAATTAGCGACTAGTAGTGAGTTTGTAAATTCTGTGGGTGTTGGAGGACTTGCTGCGACTAGAAACATACTTCCTTTATTCGATCCCACTACAACAAATCCATCTTGCGAAGGAATAACATTAACGGATTCTTTTAATTGTGCGATACCGATACAAAAAACAACTATCGCCGGACCGCCGGTATTTAAAACTTCTAGTGGTACAGGAAGAGATGATATTACGGGATCTTTCAGTAATGTGCAATTAGATTCTAATGGTGGTGTATCTGATAATAACCAAGCCGTAGATATAGGAGCTAGTACAACTAGCAAAACTATATCTTTTAGATTCCCTTATGTTAAATATACATTAGATCCTGCGAATAATCCTGATTCCGGCAAAACATACGAGTTTTACGAGTTAGTAACTGCATCAGCATCTTTTGAGTTATTAGGAGACATAACAAGCCTTCATAGCAATAGAAACTATGAAGTAGGTATAGTCTATATGGATGAGTTTGGAAGGTCTTCAACAGGACTTGTTAGTGACAATAATACAATTAGCATACCTTGCTCTGCGTCTGCATCAAAAAACTATATAAAAGCTACTATACCTACAACGCAGATAGCACCCGAATGGGCTACTAATTATAAGTTTATTATTAAACCTGACCAAGCGGGGTATGATTCTGTTTTTAGTAACATATATTTTAGAGGGGCTAAGGATGGAATGATTTATTTTTTACTTGATGGAGAAAATTCATTAAAGGTAGAAAAAGGAGATAGGTTAATTGTAAAAAGAGATTCAAATGGTTCTACGCAAGGATGTGTGTATGCAACAGTTTTAGATAAAGAGGCTTATGCTAATGATGAGATAACTAGCGGTAATCCGGCAGGTCCTTACATGAAAATAAGCCCTAATGCAATAAACGTAGCAGAAGACCCCAACGCTGTTATTGATACAGGATTGCAGACACAAGTAGAAAAAAATAACTATAACTGTGCATTTTTAGGTAGAGATCGCCTATCTTTAGGAAAAAATAATGATCCCTACGTTGCTTTTGATGTCCCTCAGGGGTCTCGGGTTGAAATGTTCTTTTCATTTAACAGGAACGGTACGGGTGATTTTTTCGGATGTGAGCAAAGAACTTATGAGGTTAGTATAGAGATTATAGCAACAAGGGATTATCCTAATATGTTGCAATTTTTAAATGGAGAAAACTTTCAGTCATACCTAGATGATCCTGATGTTCTAATTGTGGGTGGTGGAAATACTCACGTAACAGAATGGCTTGGTGCTCGAACAGACGGTCCTAGTTGCGAGTTAGGTAAAAATATTATTTATTGGGTAGATGGAGATGCAGCGTCATTACTAAAACCGGCTTTAATATGTGAAGGTCCACAGTCTTGTGGTGGAAATGAAAGAAGAAGGGCAACAATACAAGGTAGAGTAAGGGTTGTTCGTTCTGATGATGCTGTTCTTTTTGAGACCGAGCCAAAAGACGCATTGCCAAACGTATGGTTTGAATCTGCTGAAACATACGATATAGACCAAATAAATGGTTTCCACTTATCCGGCAGTAATCAGATAGATCAACCACAAACTAGCACACAACCCGGTATTGTTCGTACAGATTTTTTCAACTGTTATTCTTTTGGTAATGGTGCAGAAAGCTATAAGATAAGAGATTCAATTGTAGGTAAAACCTTTGCTCTTGGTAACAGGGTATTGACTACAAGCGAAAAAGAATTTAAAGAGGCACATAGATTTGCTGACCTTACATACAGCGGTGTATATAACCAAGAAAATAATATAAATAAACTTAATGAGTTTAATTTAGGTTTATTGAATTTTAAACCACTTGAACAGTCTTTTGGTACTATCCAAAAGTTATTTGGAAGAGAGACTGATATACTCACATTGCAGGAAGATAGAATATCATACGTTCTTCAGGGTAAAGAAATGATAACAGGTGCTACGGGTGGTAGCTCCTTAGTTACAGTACCTGAGGTATTAGGTAAGCAGGTCGCACGTATAGAGGAGTATGGTATATCCAACAACCCGGAAAGCTTTGCTCAATGGGGTATGGATAAATACTTTACAGATTCTAAGCGTGGTGCTGTTATACAGCTAAAAGGTACTGCGGGTCAAAACGAAAAACTAACGGTAATATCTGAGCAAGGGATGCGTAGTTGGTTTAGAGACTTATTTATAGAGTCATTTGACACTCAAAAACTAGGTGGGTTTGATCCGTATATGGATGAGTATGTTCTTAGTTCTAATGATATATTAAAGCCAAGTGAAATAGAATGTGATCCTTGTGGTGTTGGAAAAACATTCAAGGTTATAGAAACAGAAGCTACTACGTACTGCGTAGATGTAGGAGAGTTTGTGGGAGATATTGATATTGAATATCAAGTCATAGAAGACTCAGCAACTACCCCGGGATTCTCAATCAATGCAAATTACAATGGAACTGACTACAATACAGGAACGGTAACGGCAGGGGGAACACTTACATTCCCTAAGCAATCTGTTTCTGAGCAGTTTGTTTATATCACGGTGTTGTCAAATGATACGACTACTTTGCAGGTATTAGTAAATTGTCCTGATGCTGAAGAGATAACAATAATCAATGTATGCTTCACAGGAGATGACGAGGCAGGGATGTTTATACACAACGAATACAGATGGACAGATGGAACATTTACATCTCCATTGCATTCAGAGTCAGTTGAGTTTGCATCAGGGACTAATAATCCACTAGTATCTCAATATCAAGAAGTAGCAGGAAGACAGGGTGGCGGTATAATACCATCTGATACAGCTACGGTAAGATTAATATGCAATAAATTATCAACCGATGATTTTGTTTTTGATGAAACAAGTGATAGGTTTAAATATTTGAGAACTAATACATTATATGACAATACTGATGTTGATATGCAAGCATTGTTGGTAGCGATAGATGCTGTGCCACCTACTCCTACACCACCTGCCGGAGGTGTAGCTACACCAATTATAAATACAGGAGCACCTGACACGTACTATGCTGAATTTGATATGCCTGCTTCAGGTAGCTATTTATATTTGGTATGGGATTATAGAACAATTACTGAAACTACAGATTTATGTTATGGAGCTACGGAATCAAACGCCTGCTGCTTATGTTAAAAAATTAAATTATGCCTACATACTACTTAAACGGAACAACACTAGAAAACTCAACGGCAGTTTTTGACGATGACGAATTGACTACCTGTTCGGCAGATGGGTTTTACTCTGACGGCAATATTGTTCGTGAGCAGGTTAGTTGCCTGTTGTTACCAATAGTACAATGCCCTGAATGCCTAACACCTTGTGGAAGCAGTTCTATAGTTGGTAGCTCTACTGTCGCAAGGCTATTTACCTTAAATGTAGATTTAGGTAATGCTGTTTCTGACGTTGGTGCTGTTATAATAAAATTTGCACCTGCTTCTACACCTGTGGGTATTAAAGCCACATATGACGGTGTCCTTTACAATAAGGTAAGTTCTCCTGTAGACGGATATCACGGAAGCACAGTACCTAATAGTTACACATATTTAGGAAATGCATCAGATGCGTGTGTTCCTGTGGCAGGAAACCTATATAGTAATATTCCCATATATAACCACGTTGATGGAATAGGATTTGTAAACACCGGTAATGTACAAAGCATTACTCCTCAGGCAGGAGAGTTTAGTCTTACTAACATAACACCTCCTCCTCCATCAGTACCGGGGACTACAGTTATGGTTATACCTAAACTTACGGCTGACCCTCAAGCTATATTATTGGAGTTCGCTAACCTAACAGCGTGTCCAACAAATTCATTTGGAGTTATAGTTGAATGCCCTACGCTTTTAACAGGATACTCTTCAAGTCTTGGAGCTGCTGATTTCCCAACTGCATGTGGGTATACGGTAGGGTTTACATATTATAATGCACCGGTATCAGGAACAGCAGGAAACCCTGCTATAAATGATTGGGTGTTCCAAGATGCATATGGTCAATATCCATTATCGCAAGGTTTTTATAAAATAAATGCAACTGAATATATTGAGGTTGATGCAAACGGAGTAGTAATAAATAGAGCAAACTGTTAAGATATGGCGAATTATACACTAACATACGATGAAGGGGTGCAGGGATTCCCATCCTTTTATACCTACTATCCTGATTGGATGATAGGAATGAATAATTACTTTTATACTTTCAAAGGGGGCAACCTTTACCGCCATAATGTGAACGAGAGTAGAAATACGTTTTATGGCGTTTTTCAGCCATCTAAAATGGAAAGTGTATTCAATGTGTCGCCACTAGAGAATAAACTCTTTAAAACTCTTAATTTAGAGGGAGACGATAGTTGGGCAGCTACTATTAAAACAGACATACAAGATTCAGGGTTTATAAATGCAGATTACTTTGAAAAGAAAGAGCAGAGTTGGTTTGCGTTTATTAGAAACGAAGGGCTAGGTTCATCACCTGCTGCTTTGCCTGAGTTTTCATTGCGTTCACTAAACGGAATAGGTAATAGTACAACAGTAGTTATTGGTGCAGGTACTGCTACAATAAACTTTGCGACAACAGTTCAGATAGGAAATATATTAAGTGTTGATGACTACTTCTACTTCTTGTCAGCTACTAACGAGCCTGTGTATGCAGGAAATGTAACAGCTATTAATGTAAACCTTAGAGGTGGTGTTAATAATGTTGTTATAGATACATCACCTGCCGGGACTACGCCAATACCATCAAACGTAGAGACCTTCTTATTTATCAAGAACTCAGTTGCTGAATCTCACGGTGTATTAGGGCACTATGCAGTATTTGACTTAACATATTCAGAAAACACAAAAGTTGAGTTATTTGCTGTTGAGTCAGAGGTTATGAAAAGTTTCCCTTAATTTTATTATCTTTGTGGTGAACCACAGGAAATATTATTATGGCGATAGGAGCAGCAATTCAGATAGGTTTAATGGCTTATGGAGCATATAAAAACTTTGAGCAGGCAAACCAAGCATCATTATTGAGGAAAGAAGCAGAGAGGGATGCAGAAAGGGCTATGGCAAATGCTAAAAAATTTGTAAAGAAAAACGCATTTGAAGGTATGGCTATAGCAAAGGAAGCATCTATTCTACGGCAGGAAGCTGCAAATATTTCAGCAGCACAGGCTATAGAAGCACTTAGAGAGTCAGATAGAGGTACGGGGAGATTAGGTGGCGTATATTCTCAAAAGCAAATGATAGATGCGGAAATAGCAGCTCAAATGGCAGGGGATATTTATGATTTAAATCTATTAAAAGCACGTTCTAAAGAACAGGAGTATGATACATTAGCAGGTATAGAACTTCAAGAAAAAGCAGGACAAGAGCTATATATGTCTGATCTTGATAGACAAATTAAAGAAGGGGTAGAGGGAGGTATTAATACTGCGAGATCTGCGGTAGCATTAGGAATGGATCAGTCAGATGGAGAGCTATCAAAAAAAATAAAAGCCAACATAGCAGATAGACGTGCAGGACGTGAAGCGGCACAACTTGCAGCAATGGGGGTAACAGATGTAGATCTTACTACGCTAAACAATACCGGTCAGTCTTCTGTTATGCAAACAGGAGCTACCCCACCATCTTTAGGTGAATTTGAAGGATTACCTATTGAGGGTCTATTAGATCCCTATAACCCTTTTGCCCCACGAA